GTTGATCTCCTATTCTAGTAGGAATTTCGGCAGCGTCATCTACAATCATATTGATTGCACGATTTACAATTTCAATCTCTTCATAAGCCCTTTCATAGTTATAAATCGGCTCTCTAGAAGGTTCGATTTTATGGTCATAGTATGGCTGCGCAGGATTTAGCTTTTCTTCTAAATCTTCTACTTTTTTACCGATTAGTACATCATACCAAGCCATGTTTAGTTCTCTGTATTTCTACCCAGTTTTCCTGCTTCTTAGCAGTAGCTAGGGAAGGATCTTTACCGTAAATTGAATGAAGTTGTAAATGATGGTCATGGCATAAGGTTACTGTATAATCATATAACTCTGCCCATTTTTCTTCTATAAACTCATCTCTCCATACAACAATATATTCATCGGTATAGTGTTCGGGGCGAATTGCCTGCTTCCCTTTTAGCCACTCTGACAATAGAGGACTTAAACTATAATAATGATGGAAGTCTAACTTCTCTGTACTATGACAAATGTGACATGCACCAGCTTTTTGATATTGGGACTTTGCTTTATCCCTTATATACTTAACTCTGTCTCTTTTTAGCTGTGTCATGTCTTTCTTTTCCATTTTGATTATCGAAATTATAACTAACTTGAGGTTTCTTGTCAAACACTATTTTTGACGATGTCCTATTAGAAGCTAGTCTGTGAAGTCTCAAATGAATATATAGCGTATCGAAGTGCGTCCGCCATGTGAGATGCTTTATTGTGTTTTGGCTTCTCTTTTAGTAGATTAGGATTCGGATCCCACTGGTACATATCTAAACAGCCCAAGGTTTCTACACATCTTTGATCTACAATAAGGTTATCGTTATCTACTATTGCTGCTACGTGACCTATGCCATCAATAATTGACTTCTTTGCATTTATAGTGCTAATATCATAATTCTGAGCAAAATCAAACCGAGTTTGTTGTGCTGCAGAATCTATGTATATGTAATCTATATTGTGCTTATAAATTTGGTCTCTAATCTCTTCTGCATGCTTCTCGGTTGTCTTTTCCGAGTCGTAGTACTCATCAAGCACATAATATTTACCCGAGTCCCAATCATACGCAATTACACAGAAAGCAGTAGGATCTCGGAAACCTACGTCAAGACCTCCTATAATATCCATTCCTTCTGTATTAAGCTCTGAAAGGTCTGCTACACATAACTCTGCGTTAAAATTCCAAATCTGTCCTTCATAAGTGTTAAAGTCAGCTTCGTACTCTTGTTTAAATTCGGCATCACTCATAGACTTTCGTGCTTCATCTATGTCATGCTGGCTCATACGAGGATTATCTTTGTAAGTAGCTTTTATGCTACACCATTCAGGAAACTCATCGGAGAACCCTCGGTCAAAGAATTTTGCGAACCAGTTAGTCTTTCCTCGTGGCGTTGAAATAAAGATTGCTTTTGAGTTATCCTTATCAAGTGTGGGACGAAGAGACACATTAAATGCTTCTTCTCCATCAGTAAGCGCAGCCTCATCAAAGATAATTAAATCATATGAACGACCAACTGACGAGTCTACTTGGTTTACTGATCCCATTCGTACGGTAGAACCATTCGAAATTTCGATAACTTTATCTTTTGCATTGTCTTTCGTAACTTCAAGGTCAAAGTGCTTAATTAACGTTCTCTGTAAATCAAAAGAGATTTGTGAGAGAGAGTAATTAGGCGACATAATCAATATGTTTGACCCCGGAACGAGTGAGACTAGTTGTCCTATAATATTTGCAATATAAGTCTTACCCTGTCGTCTAGACAGGGCGGCCGATACAAAGCGATATTTTGGGTTATTAATAGCATTTATAAGAGCTATCTGCGAAGGCAGTGGGTCAATACCTAGTAACTCCAAGTAAGGAGCTACTGGTAATTTAATAAACCGTGTGTCTGAATGTAAATCTTGAATTTCTGTAGAGGGTACATCCGCTCTACTAACTTGTACTGGCATTTTTAATCCTTTAAATATGAGTTCCGGCGGTTGCTACCTTTGTAGTAGTTAAGTCTCCCTCGTCAGTAGCATTTGTATCTGAAGAGAAAGGAACGCTCTGAATAGAATTACTAGCTGAACCTAGAGTAAAGTATCCACCAGAAGTATAACCTTTAGTAGTAGAGGATTGGCCAGAGACAGCAGTACGACTAAATACTAAGTCTCCAACATCAATAGCATTTGCGTCTGTTGCAAAAGAGAACCTTTGTATTACATTACTTGCAGTACCAGGACCAAGTATTCCTCCAGAAGAGTATCCATTTGTATCAGACGACTGTCCTGCGGCGGCGCCTAGAGTCGTTGCAAGATTGCCTACATCAGTAGCGTTTGCATCTGTTGCAAATGGAAATTTTTCTATAATATTTATATTTCCGGGATTCCCTCCTCCTGAAATGTAGCCATGAGTAAGAGATGATTGTGCAGAAGCATAGCCTCGTACAGTAGGAGATAAATCGGCTACATCAGTAGCATTTGCGTCTGTTGCAAAAGGAAACTTTTGTATGTCGATAGTGGAGGGAGCGCCTCCAGATTGATATCCGTTAGTCTCAGAAGACTGACCAGCGCCTCCTTCCATCAGTCGAGTTAGATCACCTACATCAGTAGCATTTCCATCTGAGGCAAAAGGAAATTTATCTATTACATTAGAGTAATTAGGAGACAAGGAAGGAGCACGACCTCCAGAAGTATAAGAATTCTCTTTAGAATTATTACCAGAGCTGTAGTATCTTGTCACGCTTAAGTCTCCTACATCACTCGAAGTAGTTGGAGAACTAGCAAAAGAAAACTTAAATATGTTATTCGTAGCTTGAAATGTAGGACTATAAGTGAATCCACCGCTAACATACCCGGAAGTACTTCCTTGAAAAACGTAAGAAGACGGAGACGGAGACGGAGACGGAGACGGAGAAGGCGATACATCCACAAAATAAAGAGTTCCTGATCCATCTGTGGCCAGTACTTGGCCTGCAGTTCCATCAATAATCGGAAGAGTAAAGGTAGTTACAAAATCTGTGAGATTAAGGTCGTAATCTTGTACATTAGGTTTTGATTTTCCAATTAAAAGACTTGTAGAGTTAACTCCTATACCAGCAAATACGCTTGGAATATCTGGAGTAAGTCCTAGCGTACCATTCTCTTGTACATAGTATGCCCGACCTGCAGTGAGTCCTGACTGTGCATCATCTATTGATCCCACAGTTTGAATAGTAGCTGTAGATCCGTCTGAGTACGCTGCGTTTGATATTCCCACATAGTTTTCGGCTGTAAGGTTTGTTACAATTGCACTTAGTATATCAAAAACAACTGCTGTGCCGTATTCTGAGTTGCCCCTATCTGCATAAGCAATTACGACTTTATTATTCTCTGAATCGAAAGTTGCTGAATAAAAGTATGTTGATTGTGTTACAAGACCAGTAGTACTAAAATTATAAGGAGACCCAAAACTAATACTTGTATCAGAAACAGTACCTACTATAATGAAGTCGTAGTATGAATTGGTATTATCTTTATAAGAAATTACGATTTTATTAGAGTTTGAATCAAAGGTTGCTGAAATAGCAGTAGTAGAACCAGCTTTAAAGACAATTGGTGTTCCAAAAGATATGCTTGTACTAGAAACTGTACCTACAGCCGCTGTGCCAGAATATGAGTTTCCCCTGTCTACATAAGCAATTACGACTTTATTATTCGCTGAATCGAAAGCTACTGTTTCTACAACTTTATCAGGGCCAAGAGAGGTAAAAGATCCAAAAGTAATACTTGTAAGACTTACTGTAGCTACACCTACCAAGAGGTAGTTTGAAGAATTTGCATAAGCAATTACGATTTTATTGTTTGCTGAATCAAAGATTGTTCTGATATTATCAATAGTGCCAAACACAAACGTCGATTCAGACCCAAAACTAATACTTGTACCACTTACTGTACCTACTATTCCTCTGCCATAAGTTTGTGAATTATAAACAATTACGACTTTATTATTCGCTGAATCGAAAGTTGTTGAAATATAACTAGTAGAAGCACTTCTAAAAACAACGGGAGTCCCAAAGCTAATGCTATTACCAGAAACAGTACCTACAATCGCTGTGCCATTAGTTTGTGAATTATAAGCAATTACGACTTTATTATTCTCTGAATCGAAAGTTGTTGAAATATAAGTAGTATTAGCATTTTCAAAAACAACGGGAGTCCCAAAGCTAATGCTATTACCAGAAACAGTACCTACAATCGCTGTGCCGTAGTATGAGTTTCCCTCGTCTCGATAAGCAATTACGACTTTATTATTTGCTGAATCGAAAGTTGCTGAAGTATATTCAATAGAAGCACTTTCAAAAACAACAGGGGTTCCTGGGCCAGAACTTAGGGCCGTCTCTCCAGCAACACTAACAGTGCCATCGTTATTTATAACGACTATGCTACCGTCAGACAATGAACCAGAAGCTACTGCTTCGAATGAGCCTCCGCCTCCGCCAGCACCAGCACCAGTATTCCAAGCATAGTCAGAGCCATTCCAAGTCAAAGTTTGGCCAGTTGTAGCATTGCTAGTATTTAAATGTGCATCAACATCTGAGTCTGAGTAACTGGTCACGTCAGCAAACGATAACGAACCTGACCCATCTGTAGAAAGGACTTGGCTAGCTGTACCATCTGTAGTAGGTAGAGTAAAAGCAGTTACAAAACTAGTAAGATTTTCATCATAAGTTTGTTTTCCATCTAACTGATCTTGTACGTTAGACGTGACAGAGTCTAGCGCATTAATTACTACACCACTATCTGCTAAATCTCTAGATCTTGCCATTAATTATTCCTTTTTTCCGCTATTTGCATACAAACCAAACCAAGCAGCACCCGCTCCTACAATTACTGAAATTAGTCCTGCTTGCTCCATTGTAGGAGCTTCAAGAGCCATAAACCACTTTGAACTTGAGTACAGTAAGTAAATATAAGTTGTTATAAAAATTCTTGGAAAGATACGCCAAGCATCGATTGCAAGCGCTAAATCTTTGATTTTTTGATAGCGGGCTTCTGGAGCTGCAGGTGCAGGCTCTGCGGCTGCTGCATCCTCTAACTCATCTATACGGTCTAGAAGAGCATTATATTTATCTAAGTCTACTTGTACTTCATTTCGAGTTGTATCTTCCATATTTTATTACTTTGGATCTAGTATTAGATCGAATGAGCCAGTGGCTTTAAAATTGTTTCCTGAAGTTGTTACTCGGAAATCGATATCCATCTTTGGAGGAAGTTGAAAAGGAGCTGAATATGTCTGAGTAAAGGTTTGCTCGTATAATTCTACTTGCGCTCGAATTCTAAAGGCACCTCCAAAATCCCTTGTAAATAATTGAAACTCAGCGTCCCCGCCCTTGCCTATTCCCGCAGTAAACTGGCAGCCGTACGCAAGAGTATTTGCTGGAACTGTATAAACACACATTAAAGTTTGTGCAGTTTCAGCCCTCATATGCCCTACTACAGTTCCAGTGCCGGATATGGTACGAGCTGTAATTGTACCTACATTTGTAGCTCCATCTGCATAAATCATACGATAAATACGTTTAAAAGTATTTTGCGTAGGAACTGCTACTGTGCCCGTCATTGTAATTGTTTCTGTTTGAAGAACATAATTACTATCAAGACCATATACAGTTAATGACCCCGTATCGGAGGTAGAAGTACTAATAATGTATAGTATTTGAGGATCGTCTAAAGCTGCCCAAGGATATAATCCACCTTGGGTCCATATAGTAGAAGTTCCTGAAGTCAGATTAGGGTTTGCTCCAAACTTGTGCTCAAAGACATAGTTTCTTTCAGCTCCACGAGCAATGTCTAACCCATAGCCTCCTATCATTACCATTTAACCTTATCGGCCCAATAAGCTGCGCTCATTTTACCCTTTGCAATATTTTTTGCATGACGAGCTTTAAAAGATTTACGTTTTGCTTTCATTGCTGCCGACTCTCCCTTCTTAGGAGCCCCAGCAGTCTTTGCTCCTTTCTGACCGAAACGAATAGTCTTAACCTTAGTTCCAGACTTAGCAACTACGATGTGAGACTTTGTTTTGTGGCCAGGAGTACGCTTAGGCTTATTATAGCCTGATACTCCAGCTCTTTTAAGACGACTGTCTTTTTTCTTAACCTTTCTTTTTACCGCCATTACATATCTCCGTATATATTAATATCGTGAGATATCTCCTCGTGTACAGTCATATCCTTAGGAGTTTTATCGTCTTCGGAATTAAGAGCCATATCCGCAGCTAGAAAGTTTGCAGCAGACACAACTTCGTGCTTTGATACTGCGATTGAATTAGTCCACCAAGTAGGAAGAGCCGATTCAGAGTCTACGTTTTCAAGACCTGCCATAATCATTTCGCAGTGCTGCATAATGGTAACGATGCTATTCTTTACAGAAGCAACATCAGTATGTCCATCTTTTACAGTGATGGAAGTACCATCGGTATCTACAAGTTTAATCTTCATCTTTGAACCAGTTTGATACTTCTTCTTTAGTAATAATACCATCATCATTTGCATCAGCTTCGAGTATAGCCTCTTCAACAATGGCACCAGTAACTTTAGGCTTCTCTACGCTAATACCAGCACACTTATTTGCATCAGCTTCATTATCGAAGATTTTTACGACTGTGTGGAACTCTTCGACGATCCACATATTTCTTTTTCGTCTAACTGTTCGCATTCTTCTTTCTCCTTCTTGGAACCAAATATTGCGTCCCAACCTGTGGCATAAGCTTTGTCATCTCGACCTTTTCTTGGCTTACTTCCTTTTCCTGCTTCGCTTTTTGGGCTTCCAGCCATGTTCTACTCCTCTTAATAGTTTCACCATCTTTCTAGCAGAGGTCTTACTTTTTGCCTTTGCTTTCTTTTTTAGCTTTTTACCGCTTTTCTTGTAAACCGTTGTTCCTTTAATCGTATAAGGCATGATAAAATTTATGTGAGCCTACGGAAAGGTAGTTCTCTCCTGCCCATCTTGGACTTACGTAGTCCGCATGATACCACAGTGCCCCATTTGTAGGGTCTTCATACTTCCAGAAAGAGCGAGCAACTTGCATCGCATTTCTCCAGGCTCGTATATCTCGCGGATTATCGCTTTTGCCATCACAATACCAAGAAAACTGGCACTGGTGTCTTCGCTCTCCTCCGTCGTGTACTACAGAACAATGAGTGTTTGGAAATCGAGGATCAAGTACTCTATTCTGTACTACGTGAGCAACGGCTAATTGCCCATCCCAGTCTTGATTTCTGGCTTCGAAGTAAATATTCAAAGCCATACACATCAAAACTGTCACCTAGCAAATACAGTCACGACAAGGCCCGCTAGAAAGACAATCACTGCGCCGCCAACGCCAATGATTCGACTTTCTGTACGCTCTACAGCCTTCTCGATATCGCCAAGACGTTGAAAGTTTGTCTTCCACCGCTCTTCGCACTGTACCTCGTGTCTGTCTAACTGGTTTTCAAGCGAGTGTATTCGCTTGTCATTCTCATTCTCCACCATTTAACAACTTCTCCATCAACTTTCCGTAGTTGCCTTGACCAAATGGAATGCCTTCATTTATCTGTACGTTAGTTTGATTTCGAACAGTTGTAGCTTTCTCAAGCTCCGCTTGTGCTTTAATCTCATCCATACGCATTTTATGGGCCATTTGTAATAGGTCAGCTAAATCTTTCTTGGAATAGATTCCCGTTTCGACAGCTTCCTCTAACTTTGAAGCTATCATATCGTCCATAACCGAAGCAAGATTGTTTCGATTACGGTAGCCCATGTCAAGATACACGGTGTCAATGTACTGCTTTACTTCTCTCTTATTTAGAATAGCTACCACTTTGTCTTCCGACACGCAAAGGTAGTTACATACTTCACGAATATTCCCATACTGTAAGTATGTATTCGCTACTTCTATTCCTTCCGGAGATATTGTTGTTATTTCTTTAGTCATAGAAAGAATTATACTTTAAGACACAAATAAAGTCAAGAATTTTTTATGCCTATGTTAATAAACTTGGGGTATAATCTTCGAGCTATCTACTAAACGAGGCACACAATATGCTTGTACATATGGTCTTTGTGCCACATTGCGGCGAGTCATTGCATTTGCAAAATAATTGCAAGTATCAATCGAACGAAAGTACATATCCGCCGATTGCACCTCACCATTCACTAGAACAAAGAGTAAAAATAAGTGCATCATAGTAGCATTATAAATAAGCCACCAACCATAGCAGAGACTACAAAGAGTCCTACAGTGAAAATCAGCGCTAATTGCTTTAATTGAGCATTTCTTTCCATGGCGGCTTTCTGTCGAAGTAATTCTCTTCTATCACGCTCTCGTTTTGCCTCTGACTGAAACTTGAGCCAATCATCCCAAAGTCCTGGGCGACCGGCATATATCATCATTTGCTTTAACTCTTCTTCCTGCTGTTTCATTTTTTCAAGCGCAAAAAATTCCTCAATATCAGAGCGGTTTCCCTTCTGATTGAGTTTTCTTTGTATTTTATTCTTATTATCAAAGTATGAAGACGCAGCATTGCCGGCGTCATATATTTCTTTACCGTTTGCGATCGTTTGTTTAATAATAGAAAACGCAGCATTGGCAGCGGCAAGCTCGGCTAACATGAGGTTGTCTCTTCATACCGCTTGTGAAGAATTTCACTGTACAAGTAGTATAAAGTAATGAAGATGAAAAGTCAAGAAGTTTTTTTCATTTGTTTTATAAAAAAATTTTTTTGACCCATACATTCGTACTAATTGAAAAAAATTTTGAACAATTTAGTCTGTAGGCAGGATAATTTGTCCTGACCCCGCTACTCGATTGAAAAAGACTTTTTGAAATTTTCAAAAGTTGTACGTGCGGGAGAGCCCCGCCAGGCTAAATGAGAATGAGTCTCATTACCGCCCCCGCCTGGCATTTTATGTGACTCGCAGAACGATCGGTTTTTTAAGCGAAATTTATATTTTCAATCGATTTTTTTCATTGTTTTTTTCGGTTGGATTTGCTATTATTACATCACTGGGACGGCATGGGGTCGCCTCAGAGTAAACGAGAATCATTCTCAATTGGAGAACACTATGACAGACTACACAAAAGAAATGCTTACCGCTATGGAAAAAGCCGCTCCTCTCTCGCTCGATGCCGTTAATGGCTTGATTGCGAATAACAAGGCTTTCGCTACTGTTTCCAAGCAGTCCATTATAGCAAAAGCAAAAGCGAATGGCATCGAATATATTGCCAAAGCGCCCGCTGCTAAACGCGCTAAAGGTGCGACCAAAACGCAATTGGTTGATGCAATTGCAAAAAAGACCAACGCCAAATTGAGCGGACTCGAGAAGGCTACCGCTCAGAGTTTGGCGAACTTGCTCGACTCACTCTCTGGCTGTTAGATTGGACAGGTGCGGCTGCTTTAGCAGTCGCCCCTTTCATTATCGATTCACCAGAAGGAAAAACATTAGCGGCGGTAGGGTTGAGCCTTCTCACTCTTCAAGCGATTCGCACTAGGACTTACAATCTCATCGCGCTTAACATTATTGGAATTATAGGTTATTTATCATGATTTTTACTATCTTCGATCTTGATGGCACTATCGTTAACAGCGACCATCGCAAACTAACTTTGAACGATGGTTCAATTAATCTCAATCACTGGCGCGAGAATTGCACTCGAGAGAAAATTTTCGCTGATACCTTGTTACCGCTTGCGAATCACTGGCGCGCTGTTCAAGATATTCGCGATAATTTTATTATCGTTTGCACTGCTCGCGTGATGAGCGAGGCAGATATTGACTTTTTAAAATCGCACGATCTTCGTTATGAATTTATGATCTCACGCACAGAAGGTGACACTCGCGGCGATGCCATGATGAAAT